GGTGATACTGCTGACGAAATGCACATTGCTGTTATCGATCAAGATGGCGCATTTACTGGTACTGCTGGTACTATCTTAGAACTATACGCATTTGTTTCTCAGGCATCTGATGCAAAAGCTGATGACGGAACAGATAACTTTTACAAAAATGTAATTAACACTCAGTCCGCATATGTTCGTTGGGGTGCTCACACTTCAACATTAACCGATGCTGGTTCTGCTGTTAATGCTGCAGCAGGTGCTGCGTTTGTTACTGGCTCTACTGCAATCACTGTATCACTTACTGGCGGTACAAGCGATAATGCTCCAACAGTTGGTGAACTAGAAACTGCATACGACTTATTTGCAGATGCTGAAACAGTCGATGTAAACCTACTAATTGGTCCTGAAGTTGCTGCTGCAGATGATGTAACCATGGCAAACAAGATGATCGCTATCGCCGCTGCGCGTAAGGATTGTGTTGCGTTTGTTTCCCCTGCTGTTGCCGTAACGGTTAATAACGCTACCGCTGCTGCTGATGTCAAGACTTGGGCAGATGCTCTAACTTCTTCTTCATACGCAGTAATCGATTCAACAGCATTATATGTCTACTGTAAGTACATGGACATGTATCACTGGATCGTTGCTTCTGGTGCAGTCGCTGGTCTATGTGCAAACACTGACAATGTAGCCGATGCTTGGTTCTCTCCTGCTGGTTTCACAAGAGGTCAGATTCTTGGTGTAACTAAGATTGCTTTTAATCCTGCCAAAGCTGCTCGCGATGACTTGTATCGTGCACGGGTTAATCCAATCGTTAGCTTCCCGGGTGAGGGTATCATCCTATTTGGTGATAAAACTGCTACCGCACGTCCAAGTGCGTTTGATCGTATTAACGTACGACGCTTGTTTATCACTTTGGAAAAAGCTGTAAGTACTGCTGCTAAATTCCAACTGTTTGAATTCAATGATGAGTTCACACGGGCGCAATTCCGCAATCTAGTTGAACCATTCTTGCGAGATGTTAAAGGCAGGCGCGGTATCACGGACTTCTCAGTTATTTGTGACGCTACAAATAATACTGGTGCAGTTATCGATGGTAACCGTTTCGTAGCTGATATATACATCAAACCTGCTCGTTCGATTAACTTTATAACATTGAATTTCGTTGCCACACGTACTGGCGTCGAATTCTCTGAAATCATCGGTCAGTAAGGAGACATAAGATATGGCTATTTTAGGCGTAGATGACTTTAAATCCAAGTTGACTGGTGGCGGTGCCCGAGCTAACTTATTTAAAGCCACATTAAACTTCCCTGGTTATGCCGGGGGTAATGTTGAACTTGCATCATTCATGTGTAAAGCTGCACAGCTTCCAGGTTCTATCATTGCACCAATCACTATCCCGTTCCGTGGACGTCAATTGCAAATTGCAGGCGATCGTACATTTGAACCATGGTCAGTGACTATCATCAATGATGTCCAAATGGAAACACGAAACGCTTTCGAGCGTTGGATGAATGGCATTAATCAACATAGTGCAAACACTGGACTAACTAATCCTGTCGACTATCAAGCTGACATGATTGTAGAACAGTTAAATAAGGCTGGAGCTGTTGTAAAAAAATATGATTTCCGAGGAACTTTCCCGACTAACATCTCTGCAATCGATGTATCATACGATTCAGAAAACGTTATCGAGGAGTTCACTGTTGAGCTTCAAGTTCAATATTGGGAATCAGATACTACTTCTTAAACCCTTATAAATAACAGTATAAGCAGAGGGGATTATTCTCCTCTGCTATTATTGGAGGATTATACATTGGCCGACTTTTTTGGTTTTGAAATAAAAAGAAAGGATCAAGAGAAAGAGGATCGCAAACGCGCCTCGTTCGTTGCTCCTATGGATGAAGATGAAGGTATTGGTAACGTAATCAATGCCGGTGGTCACTATGGCCAGTATGTTGATATTAATGGTGACCAAGCAAAGTCTGAAAAAGAACTAATTCATAAGTATCGTAATATCTCACAACACACCGAATGCGATGCAGCTGTGGAAGATATTGTCAATGAAGCTATTGTTTCAGACGATGCATCCGCGCCAGTATCATTGATCCTAGATGATCTAGATCAGCCGGATCGAATTAAAAAATTAATGACAGAAGAATTCGAGCATGTGGTTTCACTGCTCAATCTTAATTGGTATGGGCATGACATCTTTCGTCGTTGGTACGTAGATGGCCGATTGTACTACCATAAGATTATCGATGAGTCTAATCCTAAAAATGGATTAGTAGAACTGCGTTCAATTGATCCTACAAAGATACGCAAAGTTCGTGAGCTCAAAAAAGAAAAAGATCCTAAGACTGGTGCTGAAATCATTGTAGGCGCTAGTGAATACTTTATCTTTCAAAATGATGCTCTTGGTGTAAAAGCCCAAGGATTGAAGATCGCTAAAGATTCTATTACATATGTTACCTCAGGTCTATTAGATCCAAGTCGTAAGAAAATACTATCTCATTTGCACAAAGCATTGAAGCCTGTTAACCAGCTTCGTATGATGGAAGATTCGTTGGTAATCTATCGTCTTGCACGTGCACCTGAGCGTCGTATCTTCTATATCGATGTAGGTAACCTTCCGAAGGGTAAAGCTGAAGAGTATCTTCGTAACATCATGGCTAAGTATCGTAACAAGATGGTATACGATGCCGAAACCGGTGATATGAAAGATGACAAGAAGCATATGTCAATGCTCGAAGATTTCTGGTTACCAAGACGTGAAGGCGGCCGTGGTACTGAGATCTCTACTCTACCTGGTGGTGAAAACCTTGGTCAGATTGACGACATTGAATACTTCCGTCGTAAACTATATAAATCTTTAAATGTACCTAGCGGTCGTTTAGAGCAAGAGCAGCAGTTTAATCTTGGTCGATCTACAGAGATCTCAAGAGACGAACTTAAGTTTCAAAAGTTTATTAATCGTCTACGTAAGAAGTTCTCTGCACTCTTTATCGATATCCTTAAGACACAACTTATTCTTAAAGGTGTTGTTACTGAAGAGGAATGGGAAGATATTCGTTCAGATATTAGTGTTGACTTTGTTCAAGACAACCATTTCTCTGAGTTAAAAGATGCTGAACTACTACGTGAGCGTTTAGGTACATTGCGTGAGATTGATGAATACGCCGGACGTTACTATTCAGTTGAATGGATTCGTAAGAATGTATTGCATCAAACAGATGAAGATATTGAAAATATCATTAAGCAGATTGACGATGAAGGAATGAACGACAACGAAGATGAAGAAGTGTAAATCTCAAGTTGTATAAATAAATGAAAGGTGACTAAGATGACGAACGTAAGTGATTTAATTAATGCATTAGACGGTGATAGCAAAAATGATGCTAACAATATGTTTAGTGCACTTATGCAAGATAAAATGAATGCCGCTATGGATGATCGTAAGATTGCTGTAGCACAAGGCATGACCGGTACTACAGTACAAGAAGAGGAAGTAGATCTCGATGATGAAGTTTCAGGAATTCAGGACGAAGCCTAATACTGTCTCCGAGGCGACTAAGTCTTTTAAGGTTGGTAAAGGTAAGTTTAAGGCAGAGATAAAAAAGAAAGGATCTAAATTTGTTGCGTCTATAGATGGCCAAGATTTAGATACTTTTAAAACAGAAAAAGATGCCGAAAAAGCAATTAACGATTTTACAAAGCTGATGGGGAAATAACATATGGCCGAAATTAGACCAATTAGTGCGGAAATAGCTTCCCCAACAACAACAGGTGCTGCTTCAACAGTATCAGCCGGGGTTAACGTTCGTATTATTAATACGACTGCAGCTGCTCATCTAGTAACCTTGGTAACAGCACAAAGCGGAACAGTCGTTGGAAGTTTCACTATTATGTCCGACGAGCATGTTGTTCTTAGAAAAGTTAAGACAGAATGCATTTTTGCCGGTAACGCAGGTGTTAAGCTGACTAGTTTAGCGATTCCGAGAGGCTAGTAGCATGAAATTAATTACAGAGCATTTAGATAACGAATTAGAGTATTTGTCAGAAGCCGACAGTAAAGGCAACAAGTCTGCTACTATTCAAGGTATCTTTATGCAAGCCGAAGGTAAGAACCGCAATGGCAGGATCTACCCGAAAGCTATTTTAGAAAAGGCAGTGGCTAAGTACTCTGCCGAACAAGTTTCCAAAGGAAGGGCTGTGGGTGAGTTAAATCATCCCGAAGGTCCAACCGTTAATTTGGATAAAGTATCCCATCGTATTACCGAACTAAAATGGGACGGTAACAATGTGATGGGTAAAGCACTAATATTGAATACTCCTATGGGTCAGATTGTAAAAGGTTTGATGGAAGGCGGTGTTCAGCTTGGTGTTTCAAGTCGTGGTATGGGTAGTCTTGTGCAACGTAATGGTGTTAACATAGTAGGTAATGATTTTATATTAGCTACTGTTGATATCGTACAGGATCCTTCTGCTCCTGAGGCCTTTGTAAATGGCATCATGGAGGGAGTAGATTGGATTTGGGATAATGGTATCCTAAAAGCACAGGAAATTGAACAGTTCGAGACTGAGATCAAAGAGGCCAAATCTGCAGACATGTCTAATGTCCAGATAAAAGTCTTTAAAGATTTCCTCTCAAAACTTTAACTCAATAGGAGTATTAAATGTCTGATATCGAACAGAATGTCGAAATCGAAGACGTTGTTGAACAACTCCAAGATGAGACCCTTGAGAACGTTGAAGTTTCTGATGGGGATCACCTGGACGAGGCAAAGGCTGCACCTGAAGTCGATGGCGCAAAAGCTGCTGAAGATGACGCTGCTGTAATTAAAAAATCAGCACCGGCACAAGCAACTGCACCAAAGACAAAAGCAGGTATGGTTAATGCCATGTACAACAAAATGTCTAAGATGAACAAAGAAGACTTAAAAGCATCATATATGAAAATGCATGCTGAAAGTGTAGATGCGGAAGCTACAGATGTTGTAGCCGAAGGATCCTTTGATGAAGATCTGAAAGCATTGGTTGAATCCGAAGCAACATTGTCTGAAGGTTTTAAGGATAAGGCGGAAATCATTTTTGAAGCTGCTTTAAAATCAAAACTGGCTGAAAGCATTGAATCGCTTGAAACCCAGTATTCAGAAGAACTAGCTGAAGAAACAACACGTATTCAGTCTGAATTGGTCGAAAAAGTTGATGGCTACCTCAACTACGTCGTCGAAAACTGGATGGAAGAAAATAAACTTGCAGTAGAAAACGGTCTACGTACCGAAGTTGCTGAAAGCTTTATGACAGCTTTGCATGGTGTATTCACCGAGCATTACGTTGAAGTCCCTGAGGGCAAAGTCGACTTAGTCGATGATCTTGCCAGCAAGGTTGACAACTTAGAAGAAGCTGTTAACGTTTCCGAGCAGAAAAACATCGAGTTGGCAGGGGAAGTTAATGAGCTTACCCGCGCAGCAATCGTCCGTGAATCTGCAACTGGTTTAAGCGAAGCACAAGCTGAAAAGCTAAAAACACTTGTTGAAGATGTTGCTTATGAATCTGCTGATGCATTTACTGCAAAAGTTGATACTATCAAAGAAACATATTTCAAAGAAGTAAAAACCGTAAGCGAAGAAGCAGAAATACATGATCACTCTGATGACGAAATCTCAGTGAACCCACGTATGGCTAGTTACTTGGCTGCCCTTAAAATTAATACCTAATCTAACGGAGTAAACAAAAAATGTTTAACGCTGATAAAAATCTAATGGAGAAGTGGGCGCCAGTAATGGAATCCACAGACGCTCCTGCATTTAAAGACAAGCATCGTGCTGCAGTTACTGCTGTCATGCTTGAAAACACAGAAAAAGCCCTTGCTGAAGAGCGTGGACATCAGTCCTTTAGCTTGACAGAGGCTGCACCTGCTAACCAAACTGGTAGTAATATCGACAACTGGGATCCAATCTTGATCTCATTAGTACGTCGTTCTATGCCAAACCTAATGGCCTATGACATTGCTGGTGTACAGCCAATGACTGGTCCAACTGGCTTAATCTTCGCGATGAAGTCACGCTACACGTCACAGACTGGTACTGAAGCATTATTTGCTGAAGCTGATACAGCTTTCTCTGGTGCCGCTTCTGGTGACCTTGGTTCTGCAGACGCTGGCAACAACGATCCTTTTGCTGGAGATGATCC